AACATACCACCGCGTTGTTGTGGTTGGTTAAACATACCACCACGTTGTTGTGGGGGTTGTATGCTGGGGCTGCCAAATTGCCCACCAGAAGGGCCAGAAACACCAATAAGGTTACCAGTGTTACCTCCACGAATGGTTTGCTCATGCCGCAGATTCGCTGCAGCAACACGTTTTGCTCTAGCTCTTTCGGCGTTAGGGTCTAAAAATGTTTGCATACCCCCCAAAGAATCAACTTCAGCTTGCGTAACTTGTTTGCCAGTCAATTTGTCGGTAAACATTTCAGGAGGCTCTGGTGTTCCAGGGAATCTAGCCATTGAGTTTCTCAGCTGTCCTGTAAACCTCATCTGATCTGCTGTAATAGTTCCTGGTTGAAATGTTTGCAAAGGTGTAGAGGGGCTATCAAAACTTTCTATCCCAAAACCACCCATAGGCATTTGATCATCTCTTCTGGAAGGACGCTGAATGCCTCCGTACTGCCCCATACTTTGACCGCCTGTGAACACTAGAAGATTCCGCTGAACTTCTTGCCGCGCAGAGCCGCTCCGCCACCACGCATCTCACCAGCACCATAAGGAGCAGACTTGGTAGGAGTAGCTATGGTTTCAGCCTTGGAATAATTAACAGTCCCCTGATCCTTGATAGATACTTTGCTATCCGTAACCTTGGGCTGTGGAAAACTTGTTTGTCGCTTGATCATGACTTCTTACCTTTGGGTGCTGGTTTTTTAGTTTTTACAGTTTTTGGCTTTTCAGGGACAGGGGTAGTTTCTTCAACAACCTCTGGTGTGACCTCTAGCGTTACTTCCTCAACCTCTTCAACCAAAGGCTTAAGTGTTGCTGTAGGTTCTTGAAGTGGCAGGAACCCATGCTTGTCTGCTTCAAACTGCTTGTTCTGCGCCTTATGTGTCGCAGCCATCTTTTGTCTTACTGAACTCATAAATATTTCTCCTAATTGTTAAAGAAGTTTTTGGCCATGTTCTCTGCCGTCTTTGCCATCTGAGCAGAACGCTGTAAATCAATGCGCTCTTTGGCAACGTCATCCTTTAAGTGGGCAGTATGATCTTGCAATGCAAGGCGATCTTGACCCAATTCAACATTATTATCAATCCTATCACCCTCTAGCTTGATGCGTTGCTGGGCTTCTTGAGCCTTGCGGTCAATGTCCTTGTCCTTAAGATCAAGTTCTTCTCTGCGAAGCGCGACCAAAGGATCTTCTTCCTGACCAACCTGCAGATCTGACTCAACCTTCTGAAGCAGTTCAACAGTCTTTTGAGCAACCTTGTCTTCCATAATGGTCTGCATCTGCTGCTGCATCTGCTGCATTTGTTGTTGCACTTGTTGTTGCATCATTGGGTCCATCTGAGCTTGTTGTTGCATCTGCTGAATCTGTTGCTGCATCTGCGTAACTTCAGGATCTTGTTGTGCCAGTTCTCTCGCACTAAAATCAATGTGCTGATAGATGTGGGCTTGAATCACACCCGCAGCCTGCATTTGACCTTCAGGCACTTTTTGAATGACTGGAAGTTTAAATAACAAAATATGAGCCTTCATGTGTGCATCATGATCTTGGTCAGGAAAAGCAGTTGCAGGCTGTCCTTTTAAGAAGCCAGAGTTCTCCATAGCAGGAGAGATCGGCTGTGGCTGCGGAGGAGGCGGTAGAAGCTGCTCAATCTGCTGGACACCCATTGCCTCATACATGCGGCGATACGCTTCATACATACCTTTTTGGCCGTGTATCTCTGGGTTCGCCTTGACCATGTTCATCATCTCTTGAGCAAGCATAACGCGCTGGCTCATAGAGAATATATTGGGATCAGATACAGGAATGATGTCTATGCGATCATCAAAGTCCTGTGCCATCAACTGCTGCTGACCGCTGGCAATCATGTACGGGTAAGATTTTAAAGGAGAGTCCTTAATGACCCGTGCAAGTAGATTGAATTCAATACGCTGACTGTAGTGCATGCGCTTATGAATCGCGCTCATAACACGGCTACCCTTCTCTAGAAGAGCAATCGTGGTGCCTACAGGCGCTTGTTGATTACCATCACCAACCTGCATATCACCAACAGATGCAAACCTACGGCCTGCCTCTACCAACATACCTAGCAACTGCAACAAGGTTTGGCTTGGCTCTTTAAACGGTAACGGCATAAGCGCATCACGAAGTGATCCACCAGGCGCATCCATATCCCTAAACTCGCCAGGCTGAAGCGGTATATCGTTGTCACGAATCCGTATGCCTCTAGCCTTAAATCCTGCAGGCAAGTTAGCCAGCGTACCTGCATCGATCAACTGACGCAGAATAGAAGTAGATGCCTGAGACAATCCACCAATCATATGGGTCAAACCAAAGCCGTAGAAACCAACACCTGGCAAGAACTTGTAATGCACAAAGTAATCTATGCGCTTACGCATCATATCGGCTTGTACATAGTTCCTACGAATAGAAAGAATAGTAGATTGCTTAGGTGACAGAGTGACGATGTACGGCAACTTAATGCCAGTCTCTTCGCCCATCTGGTCAACATCCTCATACCCTGGGATGTCTAGTTCAACGTGGACCTCAAGCAGTTCACACTCATAGTCATTTGAACTACCAGAAGGCTTAACGCCTTGTAACTCATCGATCTCTTCATCAATCTGATCAGTATCAGAATAGTCGTTGCCTGAGTCAGACATGCTGGTCTTTTTATAAAACCCAGCCTGCTGGAGCTTGCGAACTTGATTCATCGACATGTCAATCACATGCGTGATACGCACAGCATCATCCAAGCTTGTTGTGCCATAAGGCACAATCAACTTCTCAGATGGAATGAATCGCGATACAGGACGGCCAAGTGACTGGTCAAAGTGGACCTTACGGAACGCACTGCCAGACAAGGGTAAATAAAACAGTAGTTGGTCAGTCTCAGGATCGTATTCTTTCATCTCCTGAGTGATCATGTAGTTCATGTACTCTTGCACACGAGCAGCCTGCAGATCAGTCTGGGGTGTGCCCATACCAATAACATTGGTCTTTACAGGCCCACCAGCAGGTAACATCTCTTTGTAAGCTTGAGCTTGAAACTGTGTGACAGACTCAGCAAGAAGGGGGTGAATAACGCCAGAAGCACCGTCAAAAGGTTCTGTACGATTCTCAAACTTCATGCCAAGAAACTTAAGACCCTCAGTGTACTGGTCCATCCACTCTTTGCGTGAGGACTTATCATCATCGATGTCGCCCATCAGATTAGAGTAAATACGACCTAAATCTGTTTTATCTAGTTCTTCAGCAAGGTTTGCAGTAAACGGTAGCGGGATGTCTTCATCAAGATCATCCTCGCCAAAGACCATAGTGCCGTCTTCCAAGATAGACTCATCGCCATCCTCTATGCCATCAAACATCAGTTCATCTTCAGACTCATCTGATATAAGAATTTCTTTTGAGTTGTCTTCAATATCCAACTCATCAATGTCTATCTCATCTACGCCACGTTCAATTGCCATAACTTACTCTTCTGCGTACAGATTATTAAATATTCGATTAACATCCAGAGTGTAATCTAAATCAGACTTGCTGTAGTGAATATGCTGAGATGGTCTAAAGTCAGGCGCGCCCTCTCCCGTTTCAAACCAAGCTGGATGTGTAACCCTTACCCTGTTATTTGGCAAAGCTACTATATTTCCTGTCCACTCGCCAGCATCAAGTAACTCCATAACATGCGACTGCTTGTGCTGTGCAGGATCGTCTGCTATCTCATTGTCGGTGTAGTCTACCGTAAACATATATTTTGCAGGATAGAGGTTACCATCAATCTTCGCCAGCCAAGGACATGGCGTTGCTCGATCTAGAACGTAAACTGAGTGAGTGCGAGAAGAACAATCCCAAGGCTGGGCATCATGTACAGCCATAGGTTCTGGCCATTCTTGAAACGGAGTGTCGGCAACAAGAGCCGTGATAGGCATTCGCGCCCACATTGCACCACCGTGGATATTTGGTTCGTTCTCATCGTCATCCGATTCGCACCCAGTGAAGATAACTTGAAAACTCAGACACCTGGTAGGCATTGTAGTAACAGCAATGACCATGGCGTGTAGAAACTCACCATGATATCGCTCGTGATTAACTGTGTATTCCCTTCTTATCCAACACTTAAAGTGCGGGATGTTGCTTTGAAGGTAAGGCATTTTATTTTATCCCCACTTAGATTCCCATTTAGTTGCCATGCCACCGTTCTTAAACCCTTTAACAGCAGCGCCTGATCTGCGTTTTACCGCAGCGGGAGAGTTTAGCATACCGCCGTTAGCTTTCTTCAAAGGTTTGCCCTTTTCATCAACCTCTGCGAGTCTTCTGCCAACTTCAGATCCACCAACAGCCTTCATAAGATCATGACCGACCTTGGCAGCAGCACCAACAGCGCCCGTTCCAACAATGACGCGGTTGCGAGTCTTACGCGCAGCAGTAGCTGCTTTTTCTTTATCAGCAATAGACGGACCCTTTTGGTCCTTCATATACTTAGGAGTAGGTTGGTTCTTGTCCGCTTCTTGCGCTTTCTTAACCGCAGTCTTTCCGTACTTCTTTATTGCAGCCTGAATACCTTTCCTGGCTATAAGCGTGATTATAGGAAAAAGAGCGGGAATAGCCATTATCGCATCTCCTTGCCGAATCCACGTTTGGCAGCACCTACACCTCTGGGTTTGGACTGCTTACGCACAGCGCCACCTTTGGCATAACCCTTCTTCTTCATCATGCCGCCACCGGCTTTATTAACAACTCTAGAAACCTTATTAGGCTTATCAGTTTTGATGTCGGTATTAAACTCACCCTCATCCCTAAAGGTAAAGGTGGATTTGGCTGCGTTTCTTGCTTTGCGAAAAGCTTTATCAAAAGCAGCATCTCTTTCAGCCTTAGCGTCTGCTTTCTTTTGAGCAGCGGTTTTGCCAGGAGCCTTCCCAGTCCTAGCTTTTTTACGATCAGCTTGAGAGCCTTTCTCCCCCCCTGGAAGTTGGGATGCGCCGTACAACAACGCACCAGCGGCTGCAGTTTTTAAACCACCCTTAATCTGCTGTCTTGTATTTTGAACATCAATTACACCCTTGCCCATTAAATTGCTGGTATCACCATCTTTATTCTGGCGACGACCTTTAGATGTAGCGCCAGTTTTTGTCTTAGCGTCCTTAAAGTTAGTTCCAGTTGCACTTTGAATTTTATCTACAGCCTTCTTGCCAAACTTCTTGATTGCAGCCTTAAGTCCTTCTTTAGCGATCAAAGCCGCTATAATTGCTGGTACCGCCATTATCTCATCGCCTTGCCGAAGCCGCGCTTCGCTACACCTACGCCACGAGGCTTAGTAGGCTTGCGTGATACACCGCCCCTCTTGCCACCTTTGGATGCCATCTTGGATCGTACAGCACCGCCGTTAGCGTAACCCTTCTTCTTCATAGCTCCGCCTTTCGACATGCCTTTAGACTTCATAGCTCCGCCTTTCGACATGCCTTTAGACTTCATCGCTCCGCCCTTAGACATACC